GCTGCTGCACAAACAACATTCGACCAATACTTCGTGCCACCGATCTCCTGTTGGAACGCTCCGATCATTGCGAACTTGGCGTCCGTCGTGATCATGCGGGTCGTCCTCACCACTGTGTATGGCCCAACAGAACGTGGCAAGGGAGCATGAGCGCTCGCAAACGCATCCCATGCTCCTGCTGGTAGACCAATGTTCTTAGGAATTCGATCACGCTTGCTCTTGATGCGGACCCTCTTGCCGCCTCTTGAGCCAAAAGCCCGGCTTACTGCTCTACCGGTGCCCTGCGCGTTGACCTTGTCCGCGGTCGAACGTCTCTTCTCTTTATGCCCACGACGTGGCATAGTCACTGTAGAAGAGCGCTTGAAAGTAGAATTATGCTATTTTTAGAGGCCGTGGACACACCACGGCGAAGGTTTCGCGCTGTTGGAAACTCCAAAGCGCATTGATTGTGAAACTTTCACGGCTACAAAAGGGCGGGAGCCAAACCGCCGGTATACGCAATACCTGTTGCCAATTAAATTGCCCATAAAAGGTCTTTGTTGCATGTGTCAGTGCCCTGGGCAAAGGTACTCAAATGCTTCTTGAACTTGGAAAGAGAATCCGGAGAATTCCTGACGACAGAAAGCATGGCGTCAACACGTAGACCGAAGTCGTTGCTCGTACAATTCGCTAACAAATTCCACGCAAGCTTTTCTGGCTTATCGTAAGAAGCTGTACAATGTTTCCTATCGACGTGATGGGAAGTAAAAGGCACTACGTCAGCAGGTTGAATAACAACATCGCGGCTCTTGGTGCCAAACTTCTTGGCTGCCTCTGGGTCGAACCCAACATCAGCAACCATATCATCGCCGTTCCCAACAAACTTATTAGCTCCACAAACTTTAGCCTGGCTGTGCCTGGTGAAAGTGTTGTCTGCAGTAGTTGAGCTCTGACCAGATGTGTTCACCCCTTCTTTGTTGCATCGCCAAATCTCTCCTTTGTTCTCACAAACGTGCTTGTAGTTAAGATGAGCAAGAGTCATGATCAAGCTAGAAACCGCAGGGTCGTCACAAGACAAACAGCGCCTCTTTGCGTGATTAAGGTGCGCCTGCTTGTGCATGGTAAAATCCCACATAGACGCGTCACAGGTTAAAAGAAATTCATCGTCTCCAAAAACTGTGTCCAAAGCTAGGCACAAGTGCTCGATGCCTTCATCGTGATGACCCATGCCAGCTGCAGAGTGAAACTTCTCCCCTGATTGGTAATGGTCAATGTCTCTGGCGTTCAAGGCTTTGTGCAATAGCTTTTGAACAAAACAGTCAATCAACGAGCTAATCCATATCATCCTGTAACGTCCTTGCTTGGCTTTCTTAGGTGCATGAGGCTCCTGCTTGACAGACAAAAGCAAAACGTCTTTTAACCCATACTTCACAGCTTGCTCTGGAGTGTACTCGGAGACGCTGTCAGCATGGATTAACATCAGAACCAATCTGCACTGAACCAAATCGATCATCGCTAACAACAACTCCG